CTAAAGTTCCTGCAACAACAGTATTTCCTGTAGCTCCTGCAACTGTAAACTTGTTGGTGTTAATTGTAATATCAGAAGTTGAAGAACCAAGTAAATCTGAACCTGCTCCTAAACTAACATTACCATTTGAAGTTAATACTCCAGTAACCAATAGTGTTTCGTCAAAAACAACTGCTCCCGCGTCAACCTTAATTCCTTCAACGTTAGTACCAGTACAGTTAACATAAAGTCCGTATGCTCCAGAAACTCCTGCTCCTGTTCCCTGTTCAATAGCTACTACGTTAGACGTAGAACTTAAACTTCCAACGGTTGTAAATCTTGCAAGGTCTTTCCCTGCTGTTTGTGCGCCTGTACCAGAAACGATAAATCCGTCGCTTGTACCTGCATAAGTTTGTGTGTAATCTCCAGTAACAGTTAATGTGTCTGTTGCTGCGTTACCAAATGTAAAATCTCCCTGGATTGTAACGTCTTGTTTAAAGACCCAATCTCTATCTTCTAATTGATGTATTCCGAATGCCATTTTTATTATCCTCCTTCCGCCAAATTTAAAGCGGGTAAATCAGTTTTGTTGTTTTGTTAAAATAAAAAAAAAATAAAAAATATCAACTTATTTCTAAGCTGACTCTGGCGACCTTGCTATTACCCAACAGTTTCTTACTTGGTTATCAGTTCCACCACTTGGTAATGTAATTGTTCCAGCTGTTGAAACTACTGCTGTGATTAAACCATCTGTTGCGTTCTCTGCTGATGCTGACATTATGTTACCTGCATCGCATACAGTTGAAAGGTCGATTGTGTCTGCTTGGTCAGCTGTTGATGGTGTTACAATCTTATAAAGATTAACACTACCAAGAGCTGCTTCAACAGTCACAGTACACGCCGAAATTAATATTGCTGCCATTTGTTATTTACCTCCTAAGCTGATTCAGGTGACCTTGCTAATACCCAACAAGTTCTTGCCTCATCGTCTTGTCCACCAGGAATTGTAAGAACTCCTGCAGTTGAAACTACAGCAGTAAGTAATGCATCAGTTGCTCCTTCTACAGATGCTGAGTAAATATTACCCGCATCACACACAGTAGAAATATCAATTGTGTCTGCATCGTCTGCTGTTGCTGGAGATACTATTTTGTACATATTAATTCCCGACATTACTGCTTCCACAGTTACAGTACAATCCCCTATTGCTATAGCTGCCATTCTATGCTAAACCAGTTCTTTCAGCCATCAATGCTTCTGCAGTAACGATTAAACTTCCGTACCACTTTAACATATACTTCTGACTGTCGTTGACTTTTGCTAATTCTTCAAAAGTTGTATCTTGTAGAATTGCCAAGAATACATATCTCAAGTCAAGATATAAGATAACTTTTCCACTTCCTGCTGTTGGCATAAATCTATCTTTGATAAATAATGCGCCATCAAACATGAAAGAGTCTGGAATACCGAATCGCATCTCTGCTGAAGGTTGTTCAACATTTCGCTGGAAATCCATTAGAAGTCCTTTGATTGTGTTGAAGGTTGATCCGTCAGTTACAACTAAATCAACATTTCCGTTAGCTTCAAATACTGTATTCATATCAGTTCTTAAGTTAGCTAATGTAATTGCTGCTCCACCTGCTGCAGTTGTGTTAGTTGAGATTGCTGTTCTTAATCCGTCAAAACCTAATGCGTTAGTTGCTACTGCTCCATTAACAATTTCGTTTTCAAGAATCTCGTTCATAGTAGCTGTTTTAACTCTAATATCTTCAGCTAATAGATTTAAGAAACCTTCACCAGATGCTAATGCAGGACCAGTTACTCGACCTACAACATAAGCGAACTTCATTACTGTGCTTGTTGCTGTCCAAGTGTCAACAGTTTCAGCCATAGCTGCGTCATCTCCTTTGAAACCACTACCTGCGGTTGCTAAGGTGTAACCTGTTTTTGCTGTTAGTGCATTGTAAACGTATGCTCGTCCTCTAACTGCTTTTCTTGGCAATAATCTTACTAAAGGTGTTTGCCTCACCGTTCTATCTACAACTGCAGGGTCGAAAAAACTTGGCATTAGACCATAAGCTGTTACAGTTCCACCGCTTGTGTGACCAAACGAAGGTGCTTTCTGTATGTTTGCTTGGTATGCTTTTGCCATATCTTTACGTTTATCAATTCCTTGCATTGGTGAATAGTACGTTTCTCCTTCTTGAACGTTCATTTTACCAAATCCAGAATCGAATGCGTAGCCTGCGCCTACGTTATCCATAGTGTTTGCGCTAAATGTCATTTTATACATTTCCTCCAAATTTCTGTTTCATTAAATTAACAAATGTTGGTTCAACTTCCTTTGATACTGGTGCTGGCCCTTCAACTGTTGCCTTTAATACTGCTTTCTTTTTCAGAGCATCTAACTCTGCTTTTACTATTTTTAATTCATCTGCGATACTTTTTTCTTCTTCTGCTGGTGCTTCCTCAACTTTAGCTTCTTCTTCCTTAGGAGCTTCTTCTTCTTTTGCTTCCTCAACAGGAGCTTCTTCTTTAACTTCTTCCTTAGGAGCTTCAGCTTCAGCAAGAACTTCATCAACAGGTTTGCCTTTTTCTTCTTCCATTTTAACAATTCCCTCCGTATTATTTGTTAAATTTATATCAAATGATTTTCCTAATTCCCTCATAGCAGCCGAATGGCTTAAACCATTTCTCCTACTACTTATGTACTCATTTTGTTCGGAACTCGTCAATCGTTGTTGAACATCATTGTATTCATCCTTTGGTATATCTTCCATACCATTAATATCATTCTTTGAATTTCCGCTTCCACGTCTTGGACCACTTCCTGGGCCACCTTTTACATCAATATCAAATGACTTTGCTACAGCAGAAAATGAAGCATTCCTATTAGATTGTATTGGAACAATCGTAGCTTCTAATATTTCTGCTTCTGTGTAACCTTTATATTTCTTCCCGTCTACCTCTTTCTCAATCATATCACCTTTAGGAATAGCTCCGATTGAGATACCAATCCCAAGTCCTTTAGCCAGAGCTTCTTCAACCATAGATTTAGCTTGTACTGCAAGAGGATTAGATACTAAAAAGAATGGTTTTGCCATCATAGCAGTATGTCCGTTCTTTGTTACTAATTCTTTTTCGTGCCAACCACCAATAAGTTTCTCCAACTTATTTTCGTGATTTGCCAACATTGGTAACGGTGTTTTGTTATCTACCCATTTTTGTAAGAGTTTCTTTGACATAAATTCGCCATCTCTATCAATTGAGTTATCAGAAAGAATACCCACAAAGTCACCAGAATGGCTCTTTTGTAACGGCATCCACAATTTAATCATTTCGTTTTCCATTTTATATATTACTCCATTTATTTTTAAGGTTTATAAATAATATTCTCAATCTACACTTTTAAGTACTGGTCGGATCACACTTCGACAATTTACGTGCGCAGGCGGTTGAGTAAATTCTGCTAAACCTTTGTTAGTTTCCACTTGAAAGTATTTTCCAAGAGGTACTTCTTGATTGTTAAGTTTCTCGCATATTGGCGAGGTCCTATTATCTAAATGTGCATCCCAAATAATAGACTCAACAAGGCCGCTATCAATATAAGATTGAAGTTTAGCGTGATTGCTAAATCGTGTAGTTTCTGTTCTTGCTATTGCTTCTGCTCTGGAACTTGTAACGTCAAGTCTTTCTTTGATCTGTTTCTTAATCTCGCCAAGACCTTCTTTGTTAACTATCCCATCTCTTACTACTTGTGATACTTCTAACTGCACATCTTCAGAAACGCCTTTTAGACCTTTCCAGCGTTTACCTTCAATATAAAAACCTTCTAATTGTCTATCTGCTAATACTTTAGTTTCTTTCATCATCTCAGGACTGAACCCAACATCAATATTAAGTTCCTTCTCGGCTTCTATTACTCCATCTTTCATAGTTGCTTTAATTGTAGCTATAAGACCTTTTCTAAATCCTAACGTGTTAACTCTATTGAACAACTCTCTAATGAACTCACCAAAAGACTTTTCCATATAGTCAACATCTTTCAATAACTCTTCTTCAATCGTTCTATCAAGGAACTTGAATATCTCAACTTCCCAATTGTGAAACTTCTTTTTAAGAAAATCTTCATAATCTTTAGACTCTTCGATGATGTCTTCTCCTGGGTTGAGTTCTTTGTTGAATGATTTGTAGTTTTCTCTGTTCTTCATAAAATCAACGAAGTCATCATCTGTGATAAAAAATATATTTAACATTTTATTTCTTGGCCCAGAATATTCTACAAAGACATTTCTTACCCCTTTAACCTTTTTTATATTTGTGACGTTTAATTTAGATTCTTTATGCAATATAAACTCTTTTTCGAATCTATCTTTTGGTAATACTGCTGGATCTCCTTTTTTCATTTGTATTACAAAAAGCACAGGATCATCACTTTTATTTAGCTTTTCTGTGAATTTGTTGGCTATCTTTTTAGAGGACGATGTACTTAAAAACGCACTATCTGTGACAACACTTCCTTTTTGTAAATGTTCAAAACCACTCCTAACCCCTCTATATAATGTTATATCTTCAGATAGTGGACTTTTATCTATTGCTGAGGTCAAATCTTTTGTTACTTTCTTTGCTATTTCAATATCTTTCTCATCTGGTTTTCCGTGTTGGAATTTGCCCTCTCTCAAGAAGGAATTAATGTTCCCATATCCTCCTATTTTTGAATTAAACGCCCCAGAAGTATATTCTTCTATTGCGTCTTGTTCATCGCTGGTTAGTTTTTTATCTTCTTCTCCTCTCTTTGCCTCTTGTCTCTTCTTATCCTCTGGACTACCTTCATATATCGGCTCTCCTTTAGGGCCGTAACCTACGATCCTACCTCCTTTGGGACCAATTGCAATAACTCTACCTTTAGTTATCTCTTTGTTTATCTCTCCAGATTCTTCTTTCAGGATCTCTCTTGCACCAAATAAGTAAAATAGCTTAAAATCTGTTATTGCTTGTTCTGGTGTAGCACTATAAGTCTTACCAAAATCGGAAATGTCAGTCTTATCTATCTTAGTGTAATATTCCCAAAAGTCAGGAGATTTAATATAAAGTACAAACTCGGTATCATTTTCAAGATAATGTAACTTCTTATGAGTCTCCCCTCTATTAAGTTGTTGTGTTAGTACATATCCCATAAAATCATTAAATTCGAGTTTTAACATTTTCATTATACCTCAATAGATTTCTCTAATATCTTCTTAATCTTCTCGATGTCCGCTGTTGATATGAAGTTAGTAGTTGTACAATAATTGCTGTTGTTAAGTAGTTCCTTGACTAAGAAGAATGATTCACCACCAAAAGTAATGTGTAGTTCACTAACTTCTAACGTTGCATCTTCTTCCTTACCACTATACTTATTGTATATCTTTTTAGTTATCTTTGTCATTTTTAATCATCCACCAATACTATATCAAATCCCGCAGATATTGTTGCACCAATTATACCTGGTGCGGTTGCTTCAACAAGTATTTCAATATCAGTCTTTGCAGCAAATTCTATTGGCACAGCATAATTATGTTGAATATGTCCAGTACCATCATCAGCGATTGCGGCAACGTGTTTAGTTTGAAATACCCCACCAAAAGGTTTAGCAATAATATAAATTCCATATTCTGATGATTTACTTGCACCTGCCGTTGAAGCGTACCAGTTCAATAAATACCCTTTCTTTCCGTTAGGAATAGTATATAATGCCATTAATGTTTGATTGTCACCGTCAGTGATTAATGCTCGAACTTTTGTACTATCATCAACCACACCACCAGTAGTTGAAGAATTTACGTAACAACTGATTGTTCCAACCAAATCCGTACTACCAGTACAAATCATTCTGTAAACTCGTATTAAACTTGTTCCAAGAGCAACTCGTGTT